TTTCGGGATTCGCTCTAAAGCCAGATATTGCAGCTTCATTATTTTCAATAGCCTGTTGTACGAGCGTCGATATATCAGCCATAGAGTTAGCAATAGATACAGCGTCTCCCCTTGTGGCAATTGTTCCAATTGTAGTCGCTACCGATGCGCCAGCGAATGCATAAAACAACGCTTCACATGAGGTTAGTGCTTGAGTATATGATTCAGGTACAGAGAGCGCTAAATTAGTAATTTGCTCATGGTATGCGTCGATTTTATCAACAATATTAGTAACAACTTGCGCTGGCATTGTGGATAGATTTGACATGCTCAAAAAAAGCTCTTGAGGCGCTGCAATTAAATCATCAATATTCGCGCTAAACTCGCTTACTGCTTTATTGACTTCGGATTGAATAGTTTCACTTACTGCCGTGACTTTTGCGAATGCAGCGTTATAATCTGCCAGCCATGATGAAGCCTGAACTGTCAATGCTGCCACGTCAGCGGCGTTTTCTGGCACGAATTCGTCTGCCGATTCAGTGACAGAATTATCGATAGCGCTAGACGTTGCGCTTGTAACTGATTCTGCTGCTGCTACTGCCGTAATTGGTAAAATAACTTCTGTATTAACTCGAATAAAATCGATCTTAAAATCAGCGCGTCCTAAACCATCAACAAACTTTTCAGACTGCGACCATGTAAGCGGTAAAACCGGAATATTGCCATAGCGAGGGTGTTGCAATGTGCCAGCGCCGCGCTCGCTTAAGGCTGTCCAGAGTGCATCGGCTTGAGTATCGTAATTTGATCCCGTAAAATAAACCGACATAGGGAACTTTTCTGACTGGTTCCCTAAATCCTGCACGTCTGCCACGTCTTGCTGTGGAAGCTCATGTATTGCGGCTTTTTTCCCGCCAGAGCGCTCTACATCGTCAAATTGCAGGGTAAAAGTTGCTCCACTTGGTGATCGGTAAATTGGATCGCGTATTCGCTCTAAATAATCGCTCATCTTGTACCTACTTTACCCATATTGAGTGAAACGCCTGGAGCATAGCCTGTCTGCTTAATAGACGATCCAGCTGGTGGATTATTGAAGTTAAAATCCACGGTGCTATTGTTATTTTTAGTAATCGTACTTGTTTGAGGTGACAGCGGTATGCCCGATGGCGCGCCCATCGATGCGCCTCCTGTAGCATAAGCTGGTGTGTAGCCTCCAGCGCCTGCCTGGTCTGTCTTGGCTTTCAATCCTAAAAACTCAAGCGCTCCATTTATTGCTTGGCTAATACCATCAACAAAACTCATGATCGGACCGTCTAAAAATCCAGTAATCATGCTTCCAATTTCATCAAATAGGGTGCTAAAAAACTCGCTTATAGATGACCAATTCTTAATAATTAATGCCGGTATAGTAATAAATGGTGCGAATAAAGCAGCTAGAGTAGCAATGACTGGATTATCTAAAAGTCCAGAAATAAAAGTCCATAGATTTTGAAACGCAGTGCTTATTTGCTGCCATACCCATTGAGCTCCACTTACTAAACCGTCCCATAAACCAACAAAAAACTTTGCTACAGCGTCCCAGTTTGCAATTAGTGCAATACCTATACCGATTAAAGCTGATATTGCTACTATCACTAAACCGATTGGATTCATTGTCATGGCCAGATTAAGCGCAATTTGAGCAGCTGTCTGTAAGGCAGTAACAACTTGTATCGCAGTCATAATAGCTTTGTATGCAGCAAAAGCTGATACAATAGCTAAAATTACTGGAGCAAATGGTTCTAAAATATCAAATATACCAATAAATAAATCTATTGCACCGGCAATAAAACCGCCTAAAACATCAAAAACTTTACCTAATTTTTCCATGACTTTTGATAATTTTCCGCCTGGTTTTATAGCGTCGGTTATTTTTTTAACAACTTTTGATATTGTAGGAAATAAGCGAGATCCTAGCGAATTGGTAAGCCCTTCAAATGTCATTTTCAATCGGTCTAGTGAATCTCCCATATCAGCGCCAGCGTTTACAGCTTCTTTACCCATGACATAACCGGCATCATGTGCCTCTTCTCGGAATCCACGGATAGCGTCAGCTCCTCCAGAAAGTGCATTGACCATTCGAACGCTAGATTTCCCAAAAAGCTGCGTAGTAATTGCGGCCTTAGTTGTAGCGTCAGTAATTCCAGCCATTCCATCGGCCACTAGTTCGAGTACTTGATCTGGTCCAGCCGCTTTTAGTTGCTCTACAGACAAGCCTAGCTGTGCTAGTGTGGCGTCCATTGTGTCTCCGCCCTTGCCTAAATTAATAGTGAGCTTTGATAGAGCGCTATCCATGTCTTGCGTACTCATACCGGCTAAATTAGCTAAATATCGGTATTCTTGCAGCGCATCGGTAGACAACCCTAAACTCATAGCAGTATCATTTATAGAATCTGCCGCCTCGGACGCTTTAATAGCCACTCCAAAAACAGCCACTCCTGCCGCCGCTGCTGCAGCCGCCATACCTAAAAGCACTTTGCCAACAGGTTCTAGCGATTCCTTCATGGCTTTAGATGACTGATCCACTTTTGAACTAAGATCCCCGACTGACTTTGTCATGGCCTTAATCGGCGCTGTCATTTTATCAACCGCTGCAAAAACCGTCGATATTGTAAACTTATTAGCCATTTGTAGCCCCTAGAGCGGTGCGCTCTTCATTACACATTTTAACATGGCCATTATACCAAAAAATCAATCGACTAATTTGCATATTATGGCCATCAAATCCAAAACGTCCAGCGACAGCCCATATCATATGATTAACTGGCGCTGGTAATGTTAGAAAAAAAGTGAGGCAATCGCCCCCATTGTGGCAAGATCGCGCGCTCTCATGTGATCTAAAACTCCGATAGACTCTCCAGTCATACGGCTGGCAAGGTGTACGGTTTTCGCCATTTTTTCATGGTCTTTGTATTTATCAAGCGTCTTGAGATCGCCAGCGTCAGGCTCGTGAAATTTCAATTCAGTAATCGTTTTTCCATCATTTGTGGTAATTGGTGAGACTAAACCTTGAATGATAGATACATTGTCTTCATCTAAGGTTAAGCGGCCTTTCTGAATTGCCTGTAAAAGTCTAGTTTTATTATCCTGCCAGTCATCGCCTTCTGGATCTACCTCAAAAAAATCTACAATTCTTTGAAGTTCTAAAGCCGCAGCTTCTGCATTTATCTTGTTTTCCATAAAATCCGCCTCCATTAACGGATGCGCCGATCGGGTATTGAACCCAAAACTACGAATGGAGCTACATAGCCATGACCTCATTCGGCGCAAGATGGCCGGAATAAACCGGCCATTTATTAAATCTGTTCTAGCTTTGCACCTTCAAAAGTCAAGCTGGCGGTGCCGTCTCCGGTTGCCTTCTTAATCTCTCCAGTCAAAACCATGCTACCACGATACGTTATACCCGATGCCAGCGTCAAGGTAAGTGGACCAGCTTCGCCAGCGTCCGCCTTGCCTTGTAAAAACTCTAAGTCTTTGCGGCTATCGTCTAAGCTTACTACTACATCTGCCACGCTTGCTTTTTTACGGCGGCGTGTGCCATGAAGCGTGCCATTACCATTTATACCGGTCTCATTTGCGTAGCCGCCTAAGTCGATATTGACGTTAGCGTCTTCACCTTTGATATCCAGCTCTTTACCAAAATAGGTAAGCTGGCGTATATCGCCTGCTCTTACTCCCATCATTTACTCCTTTAAGCTGCAAAGCTCCACTGGTACTTACAAGCCACAATTCTCAAACCAACCGCCATAACATCGGGAACCAGAACGTCAATGCGTCCAGGATTCGATGCATTTATTTCACATACAATGCCTGCGACTATTGTATCACGTTCCATCGACCATGCCTGTGGAATCCACAAAGTATCGATTAAATCGATAATGTAGGCTTTCACAGTCTTTGGTCTTACTGCGTATTCCTGACCGGTTACAGCTGCATCGTCTATGACCTTACCACGGTCAAATGGTGCGCTCATAAAGAGCTGGTCGAGGCTGTAAATCTTAGCCTGAATATTCGTAATCGTGACGGTGAAGCGCCAGGACTCGTCAACTGCCCCGAGCGCATTGGTAACGTAGGTCGTAACTGCGTCATGAATTCTTACAATTCCGCTTGCGTCGATATATGTAGCAGATCCGCCAGCCGCTTCTACGGCATTGAGCTGTGCATAAGTCCATGGTGCAACGTTGCCAGCAGTTATGCCAGGAAGTGCAAGGGTCTTAAACGGCCTTGCAGGGTCTGTTTGTGCCGATACCGCACAAGATCCGACAGCTGCCGCCGCAATTTCTGCAGGATGATCTGGTGAGCCTTCAACAGGTATCGCCGTAGTCCATGGAGAATTTCGTGCAGCAAGCCATGTAAGAAAATTAGCTCTTGTGTCGGTATAGCCAACAAATCCAGCAAAAGGTCTTTTGATTGCAGGGTCTAGCCTTGCGGTTCCTACAGCTTCGAGAATATCGAGGCTGGCGTCTGCATTGTATGGACATACAACAAACGTGTAAAACGTTCCGCCAAAGTTATCAAGCGCGGTCTGAATCGTTGGATCAGCGCTTCCGCTTGCCATTGCCACGATTGCTACGGTCAATCCTGCAGGCTCTGCTGCTGCGTCGCTTGTGGCGATATCTTGACGAATAGTAATCTGGTTTCCAGCAAGGCCAACATTGCGCGCTGTCAATGTGACAACGTTAGTAGCAGCTTCTGCCGTTACTGGAAGGTCAAGATTTGCGTTGATTGCGGCTGCAATTGCGGTGGCTATGTCATTCTGTGCCGCTGCATTTGCAACGGTAACAGGAACGCGTTCGCCTGCAATGTAAAATGCCATTGTGCCAGCGCTTGAAGCTGGGCCAGTAATGGTGATGGTTCCTGTAGCGGTTCCATTGCCTGCTGCAAGCGGAAACCAGTCTACAAGCACAGTGCCAGCTCCGATGCCAGCGAATAGCCTGCGTGCCATGCGATGCGCCATTGATCCGCGTCCAGCTAGTGCGGCCACTTCGTCAGCGCTTGTAACAGCGACAGGCAAATTGACAACTGGCGTCTTATCCGCATTGTACTGCGCTAAAAGCGCGATACGCTGCGGAATTGGAGACGATGGACCGCTCCGTTTGTATTCTTGTTCAACAAATACGCCGGACGCAATCGCGTTCGATGGTACGGCGTTAAAAGATACACTCATTAGTCCCCTCCATAGGTGTATTTAGCTGACCATTTCGAGGTGTCTACCACGATTTGATCAAGAGTAGTACCGGATATATCTTCCGGAGTCCACTGATACTCGACCTCAATAATCCAGCGGCCAGCTACGACTTCGGATTCTGGGAGCCTTAATTCATTTTGAAATAGCGATAAACTGGGCCAGCGCTTCCGTCCGATTGTGCCAACTGGTAAACCAAAATCAGAGTTTACAAGCCGATACAATCCAAATTTCACTTGTTCAAACAAGTAATAAAGCCTTGACATCGCAGTTTCATCATCAATACCATCGGCATCATCATCAAAACCTCTTGCATAGCAATCAACAGCGATGCGCGCTAGTTCTTGCTCTACTCGCTTGCCACTTGATCCAGATATTTGAGGGTCAAGAGACTGTAGCCAAATATTTACAAAAGGCATATCTTTCATTGCCGGTGGTCTTACTCGGTCACGCTCAACTTGAAAGCCAACATTAGGATCAATTAAAACCTGTTCGGCTGAAAACGTTTGAAGCCCCGTTTTCATATTTGTAATAATAGTATCTGCGGTTCCCAAAGGTATTATTGCCATCGGTTACCTCTTTAGAATAAATGTTATACGGCCAGCTGTAAAATCAATTAACGGATAACTGATTTTCCCTTTAATTGTCGATCCAGTAATGTCGGTAGTTTCTACTGCCCAGCCATCTTCTGGTACGTTATTAGTCGGGAATCGTGAAAGCCTTACAGTGATAGCGGTCTTTTTACCTGGCACAATTAAGCCAGTTTCTGGATCGATATCTACGCCAACGCGGTGAACTTGACCCTTGACGCTATAAACAGTATCAGGATCGGCATGATCAGCGCCAGCGGTTGTAGTATCGGTAACAGCGCAAGATGTCACGCCAATGATAGGCGTAACAAGCGTAAGCACCGCTCCATCTGCAAGATTTCCAGCCGTGGCAGCAATTTCCGCCGTAACGGCTATCGCTGCCACGCCACCAGCAATGGTTACTTGTGCGCTCTGTCGGTAATATTTACCAGCGCTTAACCATCGCGTATTTATGGGAATTACCGTGCCGTCAACGCCTACTATAGATGCAGTAAGCACAGCGGAAACTGCTGCCGATAAATTAGGCGGCGTCAAAGTAATCGCTACGCCAAAACCTGACACGTCATCTTCTAAAATAATGGCATTATCAGATTCGGCTTGCTCGCGTAGGTTCACCGGCGGCGCTCCTGTTTATGCTCTACTTTAACAGGCTCGTCAGATACTAAAACGCCAGCTTTTTCAAGCTGTTGTAAAAGTTCTTGATTGCAACTAATAACAACGTCGCCGCTGTTGTAATTGTGCCTATTCAAAGTTAAGTGTTTATCAGGTGCTACACGATACTGCATGGATTATTCCTTAGCTTTTTCTGGAGTCACGTTGCGCATACCATTCTGTTTAACAGGCTGCGGTGCGTCTCCCAAAATCTTATGGTCTTTTTTCTTTGCCATAATAACAGCCACGGCATCGCTTACAACGCCGATATAGCCATTAGGATATTGACATTTCTTACTCATGCTTACTTCCTTAAAATCGCTAGGGCTGTTAACCCTAGCGTTAGCTTTTAGCCGTTAACTGTTTTTACAGCGAGATGAGGCACGCCGTAACCTACGTTTCCGCGATAGTTTGCAGAAGCGACCCATGTCTTTGTCATAGGTGTTTTTTCAAACATCGACTCTGCACCTTTGCGCATTGAGAATGCAAAAGGTTTCACGATTTCATTGGTTGCGAAAAGATACCAGTCTGTCGCGTCTACCGCGTCAAGGCGAGCGTCGCCGATAACGGTAAACTGGCCAGCGTAAGGATTGTAAGTACCCTGTGCGCTTGCGGTAGGATCAGTCTGACTGTTTACAAGTCTCTTGAACTTGTTCTCAAGAGCCATCGGACATACAATCAGGTTACCCTTGATATTGAGTACTTCGCCTTGATCATCTGTGAAGCCTGCCATAGCTACAAGTGCAGCGTTTAGATCGGCTTCCATTTGAGCAAGTGTAGTGCCTGTACCAGCGAGCAAATTGTCAATTGTGCGAACGCCAGAAGCGTTCGAGAAGAATGCAACGTTATCATAAGCGAGGCCAGAAGTTCCGCCTGTGATCAGGTCGATCATAAGCTTTTCTGGATGAGAGAGAATGCGCTGTACGAGGAACTGTGGAATCATCTGAATGGTTCCAGTCTGATCGTCGTCGAGGTCGTTCTGATTTACTGGTACAGAGGCTTCCCAGTCTTTGTTTTTGATGGTATAGTCGTAGTCATTCAGCTCTTTAGCTGCAAGCTCGCCTAACCATTCGCTAACGCCAGGCATTGCGCCTAACCAGCCCATCTTTTCGTATGCGCCGTTTGACTCAATCGCAATCGCAGCTGCTAAAAGCCCTGGATTGATTTGTCTTGCGGCTAAAAATGTAGCCATTTGACGAGCAAATTCTACTCGCAGGCCACGTTCAATTACAACAGGATTTAATGCCATTATCTATGCCCTCCTATTAGGCGATTCTGTCAGGCTTGCGGAGATCGAATAGTAAATATCCGGTCTTGAAGTCAAGAGCGCGATAACCGACAGTCTTTGATCCTGCGGTCTTTGTCATGGTCTGATCGTCTGCAACATAATGAATTACGCCAACGTCAGTAATCGCACAGCTACCAACAGGAAGCCATACTTTACCTTTTTTGAGAACTGCACGCATTGCAGTAGTTCCCATAGCGTAGGCATCGTCACGAACTCCGCCTTCATAAACGCCGGTTACTATGCCAGCTACTTCGCCATTCGCGGCGTCTGTAGGCTTTAAGCCATAACCAGTGGAAGGGTCAAGGATAAGTAATCCGCCCTTGAAATATGTCACTGATACGGTGATCTTTGGTGACATTTCTTCTTGCTGACCTACAAACTCAAGAGTTCTAGGTGCGCTTAAATGTGCCATTATTTAACCCCTTTTTTGAAGAGCTTATAAGCTGATGGATCAGTTCCAAAAATAGCCATAGCTTCACGATCTACATCGTCTAAGCCGTCAGGCTGTGCGGTTCCGCTTGCTACAGATGCAGCGTTTTCACCGTCTGCCTGTTTGCTATTACCTTTAGCGACAGCGGCTACCAATTGAGGTGCTACATCGTCGTAGGTTTTCCCTGAAGCTACAGCTTCCTCGACTACCTTATCGGCGTCGGCATTTTGGCCTTTCCATGCAGCGAGCTGATTAACTCGTTTGCGTTCGGCGTTGATTCCTTCCTGATAGGCGGTGGCCTTCAGGGCTGCAATTTCCTCTGGTGTCATGTTTATGACCCCCTTCTTTTCTTTTGGCCCTGCGGCCTCTACGTTGCCAACGGCAACTGGTTTTTCTACTTTTGGCTTAGGCATATATTCGGCCAGCATTGCGGCTGCCTGATCGGTATCTTTTTCATTGGATACGCGTTTCATAAGATCTTCTGCACTTGCTACAGCTGCGCGTGTCTGTAAAATTGCATCGGCTTTATTGCCTTCTGCATTGCCTATGATTTCATCTGCAAATCCAGCATCTGCAATTTCTTGACCATAAAGGAATGTCTCGCTGTCCATCATTGCGCGAATTTCTTCTGCATCTTTTCCAGTTTTATTTACATAAGCACCGGCAAGAATCTTGCTCATGCCTTCCGCAATATCCGCCGCTTTGCGTAATGCGTTATGGTCGCCCATCGCAATCATTCCAGCATTGTGGATCATATATATGGCGTTAGCTTCTGCCTTTACTTTTCCAGCTGCAAGCGCGATATAACTACCCATGCTTGCAGCAAGGCCGGTAATAACGGTTGTTTTTTCGCCTTGTGCGTTCTTGATAGCGTTATAAATGGCGATGCCTTCCGTGACCATTCCGCCAGGTGAATTGATTTCAATGGTAAGGTCTTCGCCTTTAGCGTCTCTGATTTGCTGGCGAATATCGGCGGCCGATACGTCCCAGCCTATAACGCCATCAATGACTATTGTTTTCATTTAACGCCTCCAAAACGGATATCTTTGATTTTATCCATTATGATTGAAAAATAAACTGGCAAAAAACATGCCGCAATTGCAAGTCCAGAAAGCATTACGTCGGTAATGTCGATCGCTTCTGGAGCTTTAACAAACTTTACAGCGCTCCATGCGCCAATCCAAATAGCCGCAATTATTTGCGCTACTAAACTGCTACCCTTCGCATTTATTATAGCATCTTTTTTTATTTCTGTCTCGTTAATATCGCTCATGCTTTACGCTCCTAAATTTCATACCAGCTTAATCTAATATTAAGAATATTCGCTCCAGAGCTTTCGTTTGTAAAGCGTAAAATATATTTTATGCTTTTATCTAAAACCCATTCTGATTTTTCGCCTTGCTCGTTTCCGGTTCTAACTCCGCCAACTCCAGTGCTTCCAGGTAAAAAATCTTCTGCAATTTGTGTGCCATCGGCTCCAATCGTAGGAGCGCTGTATAATAAAATACCAGATGCGGTTTTTAATAAACGGTTTTTATTTACTAAAGGCATTGCTGTGCCAACATTAGGAGCTGTGACAGTTGCGCCTTCAAAAAGCTTAATTCTTAACTTGTCAGCGGTTGGCTTTGGATTCGATGGTCTCCAGTGAATTTCTTTATCAGCTGGCGTGACAATTAAAATATTAACCGATGCACCAGCGGCAACGCTTCCAAAGTTTATCCAGCTAGAAAAATCTTTTCCTAAGTGAATATTATCATGGTCAATATCTACGCCAATTGTACGGCTAGCGGTATCTACCAGAGCTTCTACATTCACACCAGCTCGATTTCTAAAAACCATTTAACTACCTCCAGCGCTATCTATAGCGCAATTTTTACGGCCAACATTATGGCGATGGTCAGATACCAGCTCTGATAATTCCGCGCTTATTTCGTCTAGCTTTTCGAGTACGCGGTCAATCTTTGCGTCGGTTTTATCGGCTCGCTTTTCTAAATCGTTTACGCGCTGCTTTAATGCGCCGCGCTCTTCTGCGTCTTTTAGGCGTGCAATAAAAAATGTAGCAATCGCAATTCCTGCTACTAAAATGCTAATTATAACGCCAATTTCTACTGTCATTCTTCGCCGTCCTCCACTTTCTTTTTTTCGTTCGGCGAATTTGCCTCTTCTTCATCTTCTACTGGTACTTGTACCATTGGCGCTGGATTCATTGATTTATTGGCTTCTGCTAGCGCTTCATTTTCTACAGCAAGGCGCTTAATGTTATCCATGGCGTCGGATCCGTTATATTCCATCGCTACTCGCTCGCGCGTTGTACTGCCCTGTGCGATTCTTACATCGTCGGCATTTGCTTCTTTAAGCGGATCGATCGATGGCTGCTTGTCGCCATTCCAGCCACAATTCAACCATGCGCGCTTGATAACTGGAGACGCGTCAAATCCTGGAGCCTGTATACGGCCAGCATTTACTTCTTCTGTAAACCATGCTTCATAAATTAAACCCAAAAATTGACTTGCACTTTTAGCGCGTTCGATTTCTACTTTGCGCCAGAACAGCAATAAAGATGCACGGCTGGCGCTATAATTCGCGTTAAAAGATTCAGTAAAAACTTCGACAGGGACGCCTTTTGATGCAGCCATATGCTTCACAATATGGTCGATAAACGTTCCAAAGTTTACATTTGGACGCTTACTGTCAAATGACTGGATTTCTTCACCTTTCTTAAGGCTCTGAATAATGAGGCCAGGCTTGTCAAATGTAGTCTGTCCGGTTTCTGTTCCCTGTGATTCACAAGATTCGGTAGTGCCACGCTTCTGGATCCCAGCAAGCGCTCTTGATGCAGGCGCATCTGGCCCAGGCTTAATCCATACAGCCATGACGGCATTCAGAACCATCGCCTCAAGTTCTGCCACGGTTCCATCGGTTATCTTTTGAAGCTCATGGACACAATTTGCAAGTAATGGAGTGCCACGTACGCCTCCCAGTGTATCATCATTGGTCGGATGAATTACAAAACGTCTTGACGTTCCCATAACTGGTACACGTGTCGTTTCTGTTTTATTTGGATCATTCGCGACGTGTATCGCAATCTCGCGGCCGAATTCATCTATCTCGATGCCTTCAACGATGCGCTTTCCTGATAGTTTTGTAAGCTCTTCTGATAATCTATCAGCCGGAGTCATAACTTGCTCTGGCATTATTTTCTGTAATGAGACTGGAGACATACGACTAGCATCGCCAGAATAGCGTAAAATATTAAATGTTTCACCGTCGCGTAAACGGTTCATGTATTCGATTGCTTGAAGCTCGTAAAGATTATGCTTACCAGCTGCGTCAGGCTCATGACTTGAAGCCCATAGATCAAAGCGCTGCTCGATGTCGCGTGCTTTTTCATGTTCTTGTTCTGTGGTTAATGATTGTACACCTTTTAACAACGTCCAAATCGGCTTTGATTCTAATGCAAGGCCAGTTCCTACGACGTTATCAGCAAGGCGTCCTAAAAGCGATTGAGCCTGCGTACTTTCCCAGTAAGCAGATCGGCTACGGTCACGCAAAGCAGTGGTGTCTTGACCCCAAAGAGATGGAAAAAACATTGCACCTTTGAACTTTGATCCGTCGAATATATGGCCTGACTTTGTGCCACCTCTCCAGTTCCATGAGGCTGTGACCTTGCCAGTTAGTGCGGCGGTTGCCAGTTTTACTCGGTCTAGTAATCCCATTAAAAATACCTCTGGAAGCTTCCAGACGTAACTCCGGTATCGCCAGATTCTTCTGCTACTGACTGGTCATATTCGCTTTGAAGTTCTGAAATTGTTTTATTGATTTCTGAAAGATTTGCACGCGTGACAAGCTGTTTGCCCTGTCCGGTGTCAAGAGAATAAGATTGCGCTTGAAGCGCTGTGCGCCTTGCGGCAAGTGCAGCGTCTAAATCGGCTTTTACTTCGGTGCTTGGTCGCATGTATTCCTCTTTCTGTCAAGTCTATCACAGGAACTTATAAAATGCAAGCGCAAAAAAAATACTAATTTTTAAGTAGCTTCCAAAAATCTTCCCAGCTTATCGGCTCATCTGGATCCAGCTCCTCACGCACGATAGACGCTAATACATACAGCGCTGCCATACTATAAACGCGTGCATCAAGCTGTTCGTTTCTTGCTATAATTGGTTTCCATACATACCGCTTTGCGCCGTTCTTGGTTTTTTCTTGTACGCGCTTTTCTGATGCCAGCTGCTTAAAATGCTTTTCTGTATATTCAACAGGGAAGTGACAATATCCTGCAGGATACGCTTCACCTTCATGAGGTGAGCCACGCTGCAAATATCCGTACAGTTCAGACTTAAGTTGGCTAGTCTGAATGTCAACACGCTTACATGAATAACCTGGTACATCGCGTACTGCGAATAAACGCTTTCCCCATGACTGTGAACTCTCGCCCATGCACGGCATGACGCCACCAGAAAACATTTCGCAAAACTGATAAACTTGCGTCGTATTATATCCAGCGTCAACTAGCGCCATTGTAATCGGCATTCCTGCATGGATAGTTTGAAGTAAATCATACAAGCCTCTCCATGCACGGCTTTCAAGATCGCTCGTGTCGCCTTCGATAACGTGATACGAAACAGACCAGCTTTCTTTACCCTCTCCCCATGCCACAATCTCTGCCTCGATACGGTCAGCCTGTACGTCCGCGCCTAAAGTTAGCACAAGAGGCTGTGCATATTTAGGAAGCTCTCCAGCTAGGTATTCTTCACGGCGTAGCATAATGCGCGCCCAGTCTGGAGCTTCGCTGCGCTCTTGCCATGTCTCACCTAATACGGTATTCACAAAAACTTTAAGTTTAGACTGGTCGTCTTTTACTTGTATCCATTCATTAACAATAGACTCCCATGGCCTAAATCCAATAGGGCTGTAAAGCGACGATAAATGAAATGATCTAAAATCTGGTTCACTTGGTGTAGCTGTGGCTCTCCATTCTCCACGCTCTAAAAAATATGACTTGTCGTCATTTTTCCAGGGCTCTAAACAAGATTCACACTGGTAATAAACTGAATCCCAATCAAGCCGTCCAGTCTCATCTACTTTATATTTAATGCGATCCCATGATAAGACTTGCATGGTACCGCATTTTTTACACGGTACAAAATATTTCGATTGATCTCCGGATTCAAAAAGAGGTTTTATTCTACTAGAATCATCTACGAGTGGAGTGGAAATATATAATATTTTTCTTTGCCTACTGAAAGCATCTGTTCTTCTTTCAGCTAATTTTAATGGGTCTCCTTCGGATCCAATTTCTAAAGGGAACCCGTCTACCTCGTCAAATAAAACTGTTTTAATACTATAGCTTCTTAATTTTCCTGCAACGTTAGGACCTACTGGTAAAAGAAACCCTCCAGCAAATTCTTTTTTGCTTTTAGTATCTCCAGTCTTTCTGCCGTGCGCTTTTTCTACTTGTGCAAATATTTTATGTTGTATGCCTGCAGATTCAATCATACGATCAACGCGAGTCTCGATAACAGATTCTGCTAGTTCTTTGTCAGCTGTAACAAACATTGTTGGCCCAGGCTCACAGTCGATAATCCATCCGATAAGATTCTCTAGTACTCCAACAGAAAAACCAAGCTGCGCTCCTTTCATAATAACAACTTTTTGTACATTTGATAACGGTGAAAATAAATCTATAATTTCCTTAAGGTATGGAGTTGTCTCCCATTTAAATGGACCAGGCATGCTTGTCAATCCTGGTGGCATTATTCTTTTTTTTTCAGCCCACTCTGATGGGTATTCTCTTAATATTTCATTTGGAATTAAATCTACTAATTCAGAAATATAAGATTTCATTTTATGCAAACATTCTTTTGTAACTAAATGTTCTTTGCCTAAAGGCTTAATTGATTGTTCAATAACATAATTTTGTTTTGGCCATTTTATAGGGTCTTGATTGTTTAAAGTCCATAGAGCATGAATTCTTAAAACTGTTTCATATATTTTATTATCACTATCATTTATTAAACTAGCTGTTATTTCTGATGGTTTTTGATTTTTTATTTGGTTATAAAAACTTACATACCCTCTGAGATATCCTGCTTTAGCTAATTTTTTCAAAATTGCAACTGCATTCTTATCTCTTATGCAGCGTGCTATTTCTGTATCAGCTGATAATTCAGAGGCTGTAAGTTTTGATTTTTTTTCTCGTAATTCAGAGCCTGTTAATTCAAGTAGTTCTACAAGTTCCTTCATTCACCAGAGTCCCTCGAATCTCCAATTCTTGATTTTTCAAGTTCCGTAAATGTTTTTCCACATTCAGAATGGATCGCTTGTCTACCTGTGAAATTTTGCCAGCGTCTAACTATTACATCAACAAACTTTTCATCAAGCTCTACAATACGCGCTCTTCTACCAGTTGTCTGGCAAGCCATGAGTGTTGATCCTGAACCCCCAAATAAATCAAGTACTATAAAACCTTTTTTAGTTGAGTTATTTAACATTCTCTCTATTAGTCCCACTGGTTTCATAGTTGGGTGATCTGCATTTTTTTTAGGTTTCTCTTCAAAAAACACAGAACCATTTACAATTTCAACATTTATAGCTTCTCCACTAATTATTAAAGTTTCTTCTCCAAGTGAAATTTGCCATTCATTGTCTTTAGTTTTTGTAAATAAAGGAATGTCGAGTTCTTGTATTGTTGTTTTTGACCTTCCACCATACCAAAAATGAGCTGCGCCAGGTTTCCATCCATAAAGAATAGGTTCATGCTGCCATTGATAGTCTGACCTTCCAAGAACTAAACTATTTTTTCTCCAAATTAAACATCCTGATAATTTAAACCCAGCCTCAATAAAAGCAGCTCTAAAATTAAGACCTTCTGTATCTGCATGAGCAATATAAGCGGAAGCTCCTTCTTTCATTACAGCGAATGCGGTAATAAAAGCATCTCTTAAAAATTGTCTAAATGAATCATTGGACATAGAATCATTTTGTATTTTTCCTGCAGAGCCTTCATAGTTTACATTGTATGGCGGATCAGTCCATAAAGAGTCTGCTTTTTCTTCTCCCATTAATTTCTCTACATCATCCAGCATAGTAGAATCTCCACATAAAACTTTATGTTCTCCTAATATCCAAATATCACCTTTTACAGATATAGGAGTCAGTGGAGTTTCTGGAATTAAATCTTGGCCAGCGGTAAGTGGGTCTTCTATGTTTTTTAATATTTTATCAATCTCATCATTGCTAAATCCAATAAGAGATAGATCAAAATTAATATCACGCAACGATGCAAGCTCTTGTGCTAATATTTCCTCATTCCATCCAGCATCTAGCGCAATTCTATTATCTGCAATTACAAGAGCGCGCATTTGCTCTTCTGTTAAATATTCTAATTTTATTACTGGTACTAAATCCATAGATAATAAATTGGCAGCTTCAATTCTTCCATGGCCAGCAATAACATCTAAATCTCCAGTAACAAGTATTGGATTTGTAAAACCAAATGTTTTTATTGATTCCGCAATTTTTTTTATCTGATCTCTTGTATGAGTTCTGCTATTTTTTTCATATTTTTTTAATTCTGATATAGATACCCATTCTAAACTATTTGCTCCGTTGTTCATTTTTCCTCCGAAAAATCTTTGATACTTACTTTTATTTTCTGAATAGCTGCAGAAAATTCAGCTTCTAAATATTTTTGTATTACTATTTCAGATTCACCTGATCTAACCATTGCAGAGATTCTAGGTACAATACGCTGTGGCATTTCTATAAAATGTATTTTTATTCCGGATCCAAATGTTGCAAATGCCTTTCTTACTAAATCCCTGTCAACTAGCTCCCTCATTCTTTCTAATCTTTTTTGATGTGCAGCGTCTGCCTGCTCCTGTTTAAACCTGATATCTGCTCGAACTTTTGCAATAGTAAGAGCGCCAACATCTTCATATCCAGAATCGTCTTCATCAATTAATATTTCATCAATATCAGGTTCTACATTTTGCACTGTTTCTTTTTCTATAATTTTACTTTTATTTATTTCTTTTTCTTTACTTTTTATTTTACTTTCTTTTTTTTGAACATTAGGCTTTGATCCAGCCTTAGACGATCGCCTAGATATCCATGCAGCATTTACTGGATTTTGATCATCTATCATTCCAGCGACATCTTCAACCAGTTTAGGCGGATTTGATTGTACCGCCAGAGTTACGGCTGCACGTGAAACTCCATGCACTTTTGAAAAGGTCGCTTTATTAAGAATCATTTCTTATAAACTCCATGTTAAGTAATGATTATTCCAGTATATCATAAACTTAACAGATTAACAAGCTTTACATGATGTAAGAGCGCGGCGCCTTGCAGTACCCATTGTGGACATTCAAAAGCGCCACAGTACCTTTGATTTTCTAGCCTAACCATGCACGTCAATGCGTACTAACACGTCAAAGTGTGTATTTAGACACGCTAATTATATATACAATAAAGATTTAACATCGATTTTTAGCGCTGTCAGAGAAAAAACTGTACTCCATGCGCCCCTTAGGTACATTCATACTTAGTAATACATGTTCACATTGACCCATAGTCCTAAAGGGTATTGTTTTTATTCTGACATTTAGACAAATACTCTCTCTATCTATCTATTTCTTTATTAGATATAGAGATAGAGAGAGAGAAGGCTGTCAGAATCTTGTCAAATAGTGGTCAGAAAATAACAGTTTGTCAGAAAAAAACATTAGTATTGACATTTTATTAGTATATTATTATACTCTTAAATAAGAGGTACTTATGGTAATTAAGAAGAAATTATTAAACGGTGGTGCTGATACATTACGTGTTACACTGCCAATCCAGTGGGTGAGACATCATAATCTGGTGCAAGGTGACGAAATAACGATAGATATGATAGACGATCGGCTGATTATTAAGCCGGTAAATCCACGAAAAAAAGAGGCAGAATGATGGCATTAACATCAAAAGAAAGAGATCAGATACTAATTGCGATTGCTGCAAAGATTTGCCCAGAAGTACTAGAGGCTGTTAAGCGATCAGATGTAGGTGTTAAGTCTTTAAGCAGTAAAAAACCTTTCATAGATGCAATCGGATATGAGGAAGGCCTGGATAAAATCGAGAATTCTAACGGTAACCTTGCCATCATGCAGTTTGCTAAAATGGTCGAGGTTAAGTCTAGCGAGCTTAGTAAGGTGGCATATTCGCTAAATATTCAGGTTAATAATAACGTTCGAATAGGCCTTGAAGACGCTCGAATTATCTGGCGTACATATTGCGCTAAAAGGAAGTGGTAATCATAGCGTATAAAAGAAAAGCCGCTCGATTATGAGCGGATTTATGTTTACAATTACTAGTAAGTATGCTAGTTTTTATATTCAAATAAATGGTGTGACCGCTGTACCAAAAGGAGGATTATGCACAGGTAGATAATTTTTTTAATCTAACACACAAGAATAGCAATTCGGATTTAAGCGCTCTGTAATAACAACAGAGCGCTTTTTTTTAATCTTCTAAAATATCCGTGCTTACTTCTTGTTTATGCAGCGGAAAATGTTCTTCAATCTCTTCCTGCTTACGCAGTAATTCCTTTTCTACCGAAGAATACACGGCGTAGATTAACAGCGCTGGCCTTCCAGGAAGGTTTTCCTCTGCCCATGCAGCAATGGCATGCTGTAGCTTTGATTTTACGGTTTCTGATAGTTCCATGTAAAGCGTCCTTTAAGATAATTTAATATAACGAATTGTTCTAATTCCTAACAGTCTTACTGTAGGATCTGGATTATAGCTGATAATCAGCTCACGCTTTGAGTTAAACTCACCGCATGTAAAATGCGAGCCTCCAGCGGTCGCCCATTCTATCTCAATATAATCATACTCGATAGGTGGTGTTTGTGTTATCGTGCCACGGATTGCTCTATAGGTAAGCCCAGAGATTCGTTTAATAAACTCTTCTGGATTCAGCATAAACGCCCTGTACCATTCTGGACATGGCTTCCCGTTTGCCTCTTCCCATGCCTTGCGCTCTTCTTTTGTAATTGGAATATCATTGTCGAGAATAAGTCCAGCATTTACGCCATCATCAAATATTTTTAAGTAATGGTCTGGTGAAAAAACTTTTTTTATTTTATCCTGTAAGCAGGCAAGATCAACGTAAATCTTACAGCCAAAGTTGACTAGGCTCTTGTTTGTCGATTGCGTTTGTAATGGTAGTCCAGCGATCATTATAGGTCTCCTTGATGCATGATTCGACCGCAATAAGAACTGCGGCTAGTTGTTCGGTTTCTTTTAAGTTAGCTCGCGCCCATGTTAAAACAGTAAAAAGCTTCTCTGGCTTATACCAGCGCGCATGCCCTTCTAGCACGTCGCGCATGACCCAAAAAGCCTTATGGTGTGTTAGCATCGAGCGCTCAAAGGCGCTCTGACACCAGCCATCTACTGTCTTAAGTTCAGAATGGAATGTCATCTGTAAAGTCTTGTGGATTTGCTAAAGGCGCTGTTCCAGATTGTGGAGATGCTGCTTGTGGCTTATCGTTTGCACCGCCATGCATCTTGAGATTTTCAACGTTAATAACCACTTTACTGTGATTCTGACCGTCTTTTTCCCATCGCTGCTGGCGTAGCTCTCCGCTTATAGTTACATCCTTTCCTTTAGTTAAATACTGATTAAGTGATTCTCCAATTTTACCCCAAAGAACGCAATCAAAGAAGTTTGCCGATTCTTTCCAGCTATCGCCTTCTTTAACGCTGTAATTTGACGCAATAGAAAAGTTTAATACTGGCGTTCCAGATTGCAGATATTTAAGTTCAGCATCGCGCGTAAGGCGTCCAGTTCCTGTCCATTTATTTATGTCAGTCGCCACTTACAGCCTCCTGATTTTCAACTATTGGATCGATAACTTCATGCACTAATTTTGCTTTAACAGTTTTATCTTCTTTGTCAAAGTAAATCAGCGCGTCTTTTCCATTCGGTAGTTTTACAAGTATTCCCGTCTTTGTAAGAACATGATCTATGTTTCTGAATGATCCGTTACTTACCAGATACACTTTACCATTAAACGTGACTCTTAAGGTAAAATCCTCAATTTGCACTTCTTGATTATTGTAGTAAAATCGCTTCATTATTCTGTAGCCTCCGCGTTTACCATCATAACAATGGTAGTCGCATAACATAAATAAAGAAGTCTTGCTACCCAGTGCCATTTTCTAATATCAAAATCAAGTGTTATAAATGCAACTACTAAATACGCAATTAAGCATAATCCTAATCTTACTAATAACTTTAATATAAATTTCACTTCACAGCCTCCTCGGTATGTTTGCTAATAAACGAGTTAACAGACGCTCGACTGATCCGTACATACTTGCGCCCATTGCGCGTTATATCGCCTAGCTTGCCATCTTTTATGAGCCTGCGTACCGTCATAGTGCTGCATGCTAGAATCGATGCTGTTTCTTTAATTGTGACTAAATCGCTCACTCTCCCTCCTTGCTTAAAAATCTTTTCAGATTTTCCATGTCGTTTAATTTTCGTGTTTGTAAAATTTTATCGATGCCTTCAAAGTCCTTTAAGATTGTACGAATTGCGCGATCCATCTTGATCTGCATTTATTTCTGTGCCTCGTATTCGTCTATAAGGCACTTTACTGCTAATGCGGTTTTTTTCGAGTATTCTGACCCTGCATTATTCAGAATAGCGACAGCTTCAACTGGTTTCATTTTATATCCTCAAGCTCTTTTATACGTGCTTCTAATTGCTGGATATATACGTTTAGCTCTTCAATATGCTTTTCTGCCTTCATGCGTAGCTCGATTTGCTCGTCTAGGCTATCAAGCTCTGCTTTTATACTGTATTCGTCTTGCTCTAAAAGCTCTTGTGGTAATCCAGCGCATTTATTTACGCAAACGATAGCACGGTATGCATCAGAGTTTGAATTAAAATTAGCTATTCTAACCTTAAACTCTGTACACATATCGTCATTATATGATGTAAAAAATATTACACCTTCATCATTTTCCCACGGCTCCGGTGTGTGCTGATCGCTCATTAAAACAGCTCCACTGGTGCGCCATTCGTAGGAGCAGACTCTGCAATAGGCTCCAGCTCTGGCGTGACGTTGCGCGGAGCTGTGGCAACTTTTTCTGTTTTGCGGTCTAGTACGCCAGCCATGCGGTCTGACACGTCGCGCGGTGGCGGTGTATACTCTTCTGGATCATCTTCACTGGTGTAAAGCATAGCAAGCCCCTCTGCTTCGGCTGCATATGGTCGTAAAAACGATTTAACAGCGGTTTTTTCTATCATTGAATCTTCGTCGGTTTTCCAGGGTGAAGGCCGTCCAGATTTGTATCCAGCGCTATGTGCGTCGCGAATTCTTAACGCGTCAGCTTTTGCCATATATTCTACGCGCTTTGCTCCAGATAGCAGCGTAATTATTCCATACACGCCAACTAGTTTGCCGCGGTCTTTCATAGGATCTATGGTATGCTTAACGGTTCCTGATCCCTTGTCAATATTTACTTGGTCTCCTTCATAAATCCTGCTTACTTCAATATCCTGTAAGGTAGCGCCTTGACCATGAATTGCAGCGTGTTTATAACCTTGAGCGCTAATGATAAGTTCGGCTTTATCGCTATAACCCACGATATGACAATGTGGGAACTGGCCGCCAATCTGTAAGCCCATCGTTGCGGCTTTCTGTATTCCTTTTATTACAGATAAAATACCAGGCTTTGTTTGTAGTACTGATTTCAAATTGTCATTACCAGCAATACTTATAATCGCACGCTGGATCCATGCATTTCCTGCTTTAATAATATCAGGCGCTGCAACTGCCATAATATCTGATTGCATAGCTTGTACTGCACGCTCTAAACCTTTGCGGCCAGTTGCCACGATTGCCTGTTCTTCTTCTGGTGTCTGATTAGCCATGTGTTACCTCCATAACCTGTGAGTGATATATCCTTCTGCTAAAAGCGTCTCGGATTTGCCATTTTGCGATAATTCGCCTAAATGTAAATTGTCGATGTAAAAAACGTCTTTAAGCTTCTTTTTGCGATTAAGTTCACGCTTTGCATCGTTGCGTTTTTTATTCAAAGCAGCCGTGTACTTTGAAGCGCATGGCTTACAGTACGACATATAACCATAATTTATTCTTTTAGAATATTCCGTAAGCGGTTTTTCAATTCCGCATAATTTGCAGATTTTCATAATACATACCCCTTATCTGTTTATTACTGTATATCATTGTTATACAAATTGCAAGAAAAATCGACAAAAAAAGATGGTCGCTATGACCGTCTAAGTTTATTTGATTAAAAGCGCTTCTAGTGTCTCAATTTCATTTTTAATTTCTTCAAGCTTCCTTAATCTACTTATAAAAGCCTTACATCGTTTTATTGCCAGTTTATCTTCCGTCTTTTGGCAAATAAAAACGTTTTTACATTCCTGACAGATACCCATCATCTTTAATACCTCACTTGTCTATAACTCGATGCCTTGACGGTGTACGCTTCTTTTTCAACTAGTGACGATTTAGCTAGCACATCGCCTTCTGCACTGGCCAGCACGCTGTTTCCGCCCAGTAATACGCCTATAGCGTTCTTAATATCCTTACGCTCTTCCTTAAGCTGGTTTTCACGTGCAAGTAGTTGCTTATCTCGCGCAATCATTTCTCGAACGCGCATCTCATCATCTCCAGATATAAAAGATGTCTCGTCTTTCTGAACTGGAAACAGCGCCTGAACGTCGTCCCATGTTTCTGGAGCTGGTGGCGTGTCAGCCTGTACGAGTTGCCAGAATCGCTCGGCAAGCGCTAGGAATTTCTCTTGCACTCGTGGATCGGCTACTATCGGTCCATACTCGCGATAATCCGCGGTGTCGATAAGTACGGCAACGTAAGCGGTGTTCACTCCGTAGCAATACATTTGCCATTGAACCTGTAAGAATACGCTGTCCGGAATTCCCTGCGCTGTCAGATCATCCGGATCGTAGCCGCGGAATATCTGTCCCTCGCGGCGCTTGCCTGCCATCATGCCGGTTGTTTTGGCTTCGACGATATAAGGATCAGCAAGGTCTTCAGGATATACGTCCATAGGTGAGTTTATCGGATCAACCAGTAAATCAGCATGCGCTAGGCAGTATTTGCGCTCATGGTGGCGCGCTTCTGTTTTTACCTGAAAGCATTTATACGAGCGGTCACGTAAGTATGACTTGTAAAAATCTCCAGCAACGTCTTCACCATAGCGCTTTTCTAAAAACTCACGCAGTACAAGCCCTTCTAGCTTATTACCCCATGCGGTGCGTGCGTTGCCTTCCCACGGCTCGGCGCGTCCGGTTTTTTGCTGCCAAAGCGTGAGCGACGTTGAACCGTAAGAGCGGTTTAAGCCTGCCAGTGTTGCGATGTCAGAGCTTCCTACGCCCTTAGAGCGCTCTCCGTGAAAGTCGCTAATTTTCTTGTATTTCAGCATTTGCTACTCCCGATAATTCCTTAATCTTCTCAATTGATTCCTGCAAAGCGTTCTTGCTTCCAGCCATGCGCAAGGTATCAGTTTTTACTTTTACCTTTTTACCGTTGCGCTGTAAAATAACTGCAAGTTCACCATCAAAGTCAATAAAAGTACCTTCTTTTACGCTCATGGTAATATTTGCCTTGCGAACTGTTGTTTTTATTCCAGTGACTTTATCGCCAGTAATAAAAATATCATTTTCCGATTCTATAATCATAATTCCACGCCTTGCCACTGATTCCATGCTAACGATTCGATTTCTTCTATTGTCTCATCGTTAAGTAAATCTGTAATATCTACATCGCAAAGCTTAATAGTAGCGCCATCGATATATCCGCCCTCTTGCGGATTTCCAGGATCGCCATTTGCCGTGTACATGGTTGCCGGTATCAGCTCTAAGTAATCGCCGGTGACTTCAAACTCGATTGAGTTGTAAGTAATTGTTTCCGTGTGATTCATTTTTCATCTACCAATTTTTGAGACCTATTATTACTACCAATAATTACAGAAACAGCTATAGCTATGCGCCAGTCAATAAAAAATAGCCATGTTAATCCTGCAATTTGCAGTAAAAGGCATACAGTAGTTAATATCAATTTTTTGATACTTGCTTTAGTAGCTTTGTCAAGGTACTCTTTAATTTGCTCTTCTGTCATTCCTGATGCAATCATTCTTGATAGCATTTCCATCGACTTGTTCTTACTCATTTTACTCCATTCCTTTCGTCAGCTTATGCCCCGACGTGGCTCTTACCCTGTGCATAGTCCCAAGCCCATTTTATCCAGCTTTCTTTATAACCAACAGCCGATGCCAACGCCTTCATGGTTGCACGTCCAGCGTCTCCATCTGCTGCAAGTGCAAAAGCGCGTCCTAAAAGCATTTTTTGCCTTATTTTTGGATCGGCTTTCAATGCAGCTGCCACGAATTGCGCCGTCGATTCTGCATAATCTTCATCTATACCAGCCTCAATAAGTTCACCTTCAATTATTTTTATTTCTATAGCCTTGCGCTGCAATTCAGCTCCAGTAAACGAGAAACCGCATGCCGGACACGTTCGCGGTGTGCCTGGCCATATTCCGTAACACTTCGGACATGAAGTCGTAGTTGGTGGAGTCTCGCCTTTGATGGTGCGCTTTTTATGGTCAAGGCTCCAGTCACGGTCTGCTAGTACATGGCCATGCAGCGTATAGTTTCCAGCGTGATCCAGAATAATCGCACGCGGTTTTACACCGTTTAACTGCGCATTTCTACGGCCTTCTATAGTATCAAGATCGTAGCCATTCTCATAAATAGGACGCAAAGCACGGCCTACAATCTGCAAATAGAGTGACAGAGATAGCGTGCGGCGTAGCATAATAACGCCAGCGACGGCTGGTATATCAACTCCCTCACCTATAAGATCCGCAAATGTAACGATCTGCACTCGCCCGTCGCCTAACCCTGCAAGCGTGTCCTCACGTTGTGCGTCAGGCATGTCTCCCCATACTGGAGCAGATCGGTAGCCTGATTGTGTAAAAACGTCAGCCATAATGCGCGCATGTTCAACGCTTACGCATGAACAAATTACCGGCTGGCCATCAAGATGCTTTTTATAGTGAGATATAACATCGCCAACTATCTTGCGGCCAGTCATAACTTCCTGCTGTTCTTTACTGTCAAAATCTCCACGTTTAATATGGTAATTTGCACTTACCTCTTCTGGAGGTCTGTAAAGAACTGGCATTGATAGCCATCCTTCGTTTACTAACCAGCGCAACGATGGACCTTGAATAAGATCATCGTAGCAATCGCCTAAACCGATACCATCGCAGCGTTCCGGCGTGGCGCTAAATCCGATATTAGGTACTGTTGACCAATACGACTGTATACGCCCCCATGTATTTTTTTCTGTAGAATGATGCGCTTCATCTGTAATAATCAAGTCAGGCCGTTTTACAAGTTCAAGCCTGCGTACCAGAGTTTGCACGCTCGCAACTTGTATCAGGTCGCTTGTTTGCGGCTTGCCTGAAACTATCTGGCCAGCTGGCACGCCTAATCCATAAAGCGTTTTTATAGTTTGCTGTAGAATTTCGCGTCGATGCGTTAGAATTAAAACGCGGTTGCGCTTCTCACGAGCGCCTGATGCGATACTACAGAATATGCGTGTCTTTCCAGCTCCTGTAGGTGCTACTACAAGCGGCGATTTATGTCCAGCTGCCATGCTGGCGCGTATTTTAGCTACTAAATCAGATTGATATGGTCTAAGCATTTTATTTTACTTACCTAAAATACCAAGTATTACATTTAGCTTTGCATGAATTTCCTCAAGATCACTTAAATAGCTTTCATCAAGTGAATCAATTTTTTGACATGTATCATGCTTTTCCATGAGTATTATTATCATTCTGATTTGCTTTTTTATTTCTTCTTTTTTAATACCATAAGTTGCTTTTAAGTTCGATATACTTTCTATAGTTTTATTCGCTTTTAAACTTACCATGATTTGCTCCATTATTTAAGTAAGATTTATTTTATAACATTAAGTTAACCTGCGAGGTACTACTGGACCGAGTCAGGTTGAACTTGTTGTTGGCTTAGGAGGCGCGTCGCAATATCTGCAACGTCGCGCATTACCCCAAAAGTCAATAACAAATCCAGTATCGCTACACCGTACACAATGATAAACCGCAAACTCTGTGACATTGCCTTCCCATTCGTCCGACGTATAGAAATCTTGCACGATTACCTCCGTGTTCAATATCCGTGTAACCGCTTGCGGTTATGCGGTTTTGAATCAAGCAACATAAAGTTTTGATGGGTGATAATATGCTCCACAGTTTTCATATACAAAAACCTGACAACCTACATGACCCATAACCGTTAAAACTTTTCCGTATTGATTTTTTACTTTCTGGCCTTTTGTAAACTGTTTCATAATTTTGTCTCCCTTATGTATACAATAGTACACCATTGTTACTTATTATACAAGTAAAATCTGCGTTTTAAAGTACGATTTTTTATGATTTCTATAATTTTTACGCCGCCTTTTCCGTCTCCGCGCGCAATAAAAGCAGCTCCTCCAGAATCTGATACTTGTTGCAAAAAATTAGACTGCTTTTCTGTAGTTTTATTATATCCTTCTGTTTTACACTCGACCGCCGCAAATTGTGCCAGCGTCTGACCTACCATGTCCTGCGTTATTTTAAGCGGACGCCAGCCGATTAAGTCAGAGCTACCAACGCAAAGCCCATACTTCACACGCCTTGGATCGGCTATCACGATAGAATTTCCCTTAAGCTGGCCAATTTTACGGCCTACCCATGCTTGACCTACTGAATTACGGAATAGGCGCCAGCCTTTAGCACTGGCGTCTATCTGTACAAATGTAATTACGTTTCCTTCTATTGAACTCAAGTTTTACCCCCTAAAATGGCATCTCATTCTCTGCTTTTTCAGAAATATATTCATCTTTGAACTTATCCCAATCTAACACGTAGCACTGCGACCTAGACTGGCCGGCCATGCGTACTTGACGCGCCTTTTCGTCGATACACAATCTATGCCTGCGGATTTGAGCTCCATAACCCGATGCGTACGGCGTATCTTTAAGAACTGCTTTGATCTGGTCTGACTTAGCTACGATTGCCAGTCCGCCAGTATAAACGCGAATACCAAAACGGCCTAAAAGGTCTTGCGCCCATACTTCATTCTGCACGTAACCAGTATGTAGTAATTCGCCTACCGTTCTAATCCCGTTATCAACTCGAATATGCGCGCTTAAAATATGGTCGATTACAGCCTCTTCATCTTCACGCTGGATATCGTCCGGAGTTGATAGTTCGCCAATCCACTGTTCTAGCCATTCGCGGCCGTCCTCACTTGCCTCGATCGTCTTAGATGACTGTGCCGCCCATGCGGCTGCGAGTAGTGGTGCAAGCTGGTCAATCTTGCGCTGTTCGCCAAATATTCCCAAATAAGCCGATCTCATCCACTCAATGTCAGATAAAATACGATGCAACGCATGGAACGTGCGTCGAGTAAAACGTCCAGGATCGTCCATTCCACATGAGACATACAGTTCTTTTGAACGTGCTTTCTTTTTTTCTTGTGAGGCTGGTTTTTTAAGCTCAAGCCTTGAAATACGGCTCGCAATCGCAGCCCCCTCGTCCGGTATTTGAATGGATCCAAAGCAAAAGCATGAGCGGATTACAAAGCGCTGTGTGCCTCCATCTGTTGACGCAATCGTGATATATCCAGAGCCGTCGCTAGACGAATTGCGCGCAAGGTCTAATATGCTACTGATTTTTTCCGATGCTCGCTGTCCTTTCGGTTCCATTTCGTCAAGAATAACTGACCTAGCATCTTGATTCAGAGCGCGCCTAATTCCTGCCTCGGTATCCTTTCCGCTTCCCTTGTGCGCAAATGGTCCACAGAGCGGCTGGATCAGCTCCTCAAGCATCCATGACTTACCAGTTCCCTGCTGGCCAGTGACCCATATATGCGGCCTCCATTTAAGAATTCCGCCAAATGATGCAATCAAGCTCCATCCCATCGCCAAAATAGCGTGAGACTGCCTCAAAAATCCTTGTGTTAAAAATAGGTCTTGCAACGTGCGCCCATCTTCATCTGACGATTCCGCTCCAATTAGTGAACCAAATTGCACACTTGAACTTATGTAATGGTATGCCGATTTGTATTCGTCTAATTCGGTAACGCTTCCATCGGTGCGAATTAAGCGGCGGCCATCGTTGACTATAATTCCGTCACGGTCACGCCATACACCAGCGCCTCGAATACGATCAGGCTCATAACGTCCAGCCGATCGTGAGAGCTGGCCTACAAAATCTTGCGCGCTTGAGCATCTGATAGACTCCTGATCTGTAGTATGGCCTGTAGCACTCCACCATGACAGCTCCGCAAGCTCAAGAAGCTTAGACTGGTTAAAAGTTCCCATTGTAATCGCAAAAGGGATTCTCATACCACGGCGCATAAACCAGTGACGGGTCTCATCATAGCCTAGACAGACAAATGGACCAGCGTCTCCGATCGCTTCATTACTAGGTAGCTCCGGCTTAAGCGCTGCCGCGATAAACTCAACAGGATCCACACCATCGGCTATCGCATCGGCTAAATCCCATCCGTTCTTTTTCTGTGCCTTTTCTTTAACGTCTAAAATACGTGCATGAGGTAAGCGGTTTTTAATTGCCAGCGCTGCCTTCATACCAGGCTGTGATTCCCATAGGAGTGACTTAGTACCAGTCTTGTTTTTCTGATTATCAGCATCCGGCCAGATTATTACGTCTCTATCCTCAAGCGGTGACCAGTCAACCTTTCCGGTTGCACTCGATCCGCCTGGCCATGTAGTGACCATGTAGCCTTGAACGTCTACGCTTGCGCATTTTTCTCCCTCAACTATGAGAATCGGCGTTGCTTTGTCAGTCTTAACGATCTGGTCTAGTTTATACAGCAAGCGCCCATGTTCAAGTGCGTGGCCATTGTGCCACTTATTATCGACTCCAAAGTACCACGGTACAACGTCTTTTTCTATCGATCCATCTGGTCTAGTTTTTTCATGGCGTGTAACTGCGTAAGCAACTCCTCCAGCTGCCATGCGATAGACCCAGCCCTTAACAGGTGACCCATAGCGCTCTACAGCCCATGATGCGCTAGATGCAGCATTTAACTGCTTAAGCGCGGTTTCTGGAGCTGGTATTTGCGCCTCAACTTTTTGACGTTTTTCTTTTTTTATAGGTGCTTGCGCTTCTGGAGTCGCGCCAGCTTTGCGGATAATTTCTTCTGCAGCTTCTTTTTTCGATATATTTTGCGATTCTGAAATAAGCGTAATTAAATCGCCAGATTCATTACTGGCAAAATCGTGCCAGAGTCCTTCTTGACTAATAGAAAAGCTTCCAATGTTTGAATCTCCGCGCGTAGGATTAAGCGTCCAGTATTCGTCGCCTCGCCATTCAGCATTTGGAGCATTTAACAGGGATTCGATTAATGATGCAGATATAACGGCTCGCGCCTGTTCGAAAACGTCCATGATAATCGCCCTTTATTATTAGTAATTTACAGATCAAATACCTTGTTCACGTGTGCAATAGTAGTTTCTGGAATATCGCCAGAGCAGTATCGAGTAAGTCCGCAATTATAAGCTGCAACGGCCGCCTGCCAGCTACCAGTGGCACTGTAAAGCCGCGCAAGGTATCGCAAAGCAACGCGCGTCGAGTCCATGACGTTGTAAGGGTCTAGTTTTTTACCGTCATTATAACGCCAAGAGAATTCTTTAATATACGTAGAGTTTAACTGCCAAAGTCCACAGTCGATCGATCCGTTTTTATTTTTACTTGTGCATTTTGCGTCAAAATCAGACTCTACTTCTGCAAGCCGTGCGGCTATCCATAAAGGCACGCCAGATTCTTCTGCAGCATCTTTTATGATAAAAAAATACTTGTCGGGAATTGAAAATGATGGAGTTTTTTCTTGTTTTACCGTCTCGATATATGATGGAGTGTAACTTATTGCACCCATCGATACAACGCAAGTAAAAGCTATTAGTATAAATATGGCTTGCTTCATTTATTTAACGCATTTCTGACTCTATCTAGCCAGCTACCTCGCTCGGTAGGGATATGCTCAAGCCCTTCAATAGCTTCATGAAGCAATCCGCGCAATTTACTTATTTCGTCTGTCGCTTTGTCTACGCCAGCGTCAAGCTCTGCGAATAATTCACCAATTTTCATGCCACTCATACTTCTGCCTGTGCTTCTTTAATAGTCATAGCAGATCGGTTTGATTCGAGCAAGCTTTTTTTATGTCTCCATAATTTAGCCATATATGAGCTTCCAGCGTCTTCGGCTGCCTTGCTCGCGGTGTCGAGGCTTTCGATGCGTTTACTGATTAGTTGGTATGCGGTCATTTTGTGGCCTCTTGAGTCTTAAGATTAATCTCATTCTCAATAAAAACCCGCAACTGGCCATTCACGCTTCTACGTTCCGCACTAGCGATACGCTTCGCAGCTTCGTAAACTTCTGATGGCAATCTTAAAATAACGCTGATATTTTGCTTTGGCATGATTCTATTCTCCTTTATATCAATTAGATATATAATGATATAAACCATTTGAGAATATATGTCAACAATTTTTTATATTATTTTTCGCCTAAGTCTTTTAATGCAGTTTTTGAAGCCTGTATAAACGCGGTTTCATACGCCGATCTGGTGGCGCGGTCTTTCACAGCGTCGCGATGCCATGATGTGGCCTTGATTTGGACAGATGATTTTTCAAGATTATGCGTCATGCGGATTTTTTTATTTCGATTTGTACGTTCATAAATACCAACTGGCTTATTACTACCTCGTGGCGTGCCTACAAAAAACTTTGTTCCAGCGGTATTTTGACCTAGCTTGAACTTCTTACGCTTTACAGACGTGCTACTGCCACCGCGTGCATACAGAGTCGCCATAGCTACCTTTCCGCCTTGCTTAGGCTTGTGTACTCCGCCTAAGTCTTGCTCGTCCATGTAGTCGCTTATGGATCCAGTAACTGCGTTAATTTTTTCAATTTTAGCCTTTGGATTCGCTTTATAATAGCGCAAGCTGTTTTCTGTATACCGATTTCTGTTGACAAAACGTGTTTTTATATTTCTAGCGCTTTGAACGTGCGCAAATGTAGCAACGGTATTAATCGTTTCTGCAACTATTTTAGGGAAAATATCGTCAGCCATGCGCTTCATTTTTACAAGGTACTTTTTGTACTCATTTTGCACGGCTTGCCTCAATTTTTCCAATTCCGGCTTCTACGTCAATTATGTATTTAGTAATTTCTAGCCAGTATGCCAACGGCATTGTGACACTAGAGCCGTCCATCGTGACTTTACCAGTAGGATCAGGAACTACTGGCCAGTTTATCTGTGGTATTGGCCGATCGCGGTATTCAATTACGGTTATTGGGTCGCTTTTTGGATAGCTCTGACAAGACGTCAATACTTCCAGCAAAATCAGCGCCATCATCGCCAGTGCTAATTTTATCACGTTGCTTGATCTGCGCATAGTTGATCTCCTCGGTTTTCTTGGCAAGCTGTTCAAAGCTTAAACGCTCTGCTTTTTCTATGTCGGCTTGTTTCTGTGCTGCCTCAAGTTGTTTATGCATCGCTTCACGCTCGCGCTCTGCTTTTTGACGCTTGCTGTCTATGATAAAAACAGCAAGCGCAGCTATCAGCGCCAAAATGACGATAACAGCTAAATAAATCATACTTCTGGACCTTGAGTTATTCCCATTTTCCATAAATCATCTGGATTGTCACGATTGTGCAGTTCAACGTCTATATTAACCGCTCTCACAATTTGATCGTTGTCAATTTTCCAGCGACCATGCTCTGATCCATCTGATTTAGTAATAAAAACTTCTTTAAGCAACATAAGAGCCTCCATGCATGTAGATATGTACCGTTATAGCTGGACCGTGCGTAGTTTTTCCTGTTCTTGGTGTTCCGTTGTCTCCATCGGTTGTTGGAGATCTAATTTCATTCGAACCATCTCCAATATTTGTTAGACAATACGCGGAACTACCTGCAGGTGGACTGTATAATAATGCCTTATATGCATGAAAATGTCCCTGCATAAAGTCACGTCTGCGTAGACCGCCAGCCATGAAATAGCCGTTATCGTCGTTGGCTCCATGCACTGTAAGCCCTCGTGCGCTAAAAACTCGCGCTGTATTTGCACTTCCAGCGACTCTATGAGGATAAAATTCTGCTGTTGTAGTAACACTGCCAGAAGAATCAGATGCAGTAAATGCAAAAGATATTGTTCTACTTGAGCTACTTATAGCTGTTATTGCATATGTTCCTGCGGAAATATTTCCAATTGCACTGGCTAGCGTTATTGTACGCCAGTTTGTAAAACTGGCATGAACTGCCTGATCTTCTGCAAGTGCAGCCAAAAAAGCAATATGGTCGGTATCGTTGGTAAATGTAAGCGTTGCTACGTTGGCAGCAATCTCCCAAGCTGTGACGCCTGGTGATGCGATTTCTCCGGTAATGCCGTCCTTAAAAATCGCCTTGACTGCTCTTAGCTTAGGTACAAGATCAGGCCAGTTTGTGGCGCTAATATCGACATAAGAGGCAATATCAGTCAGGCACAAGCCAGGAAAATATGTATCCTCAGTCCCGGTCCCAAATGCAACTGGAGCTTTTTTATCAAGGAGTGTAAAAATCTCGCCTACTTCTCGGCTACGTTCTTTGATAACTTTACGCATTGCCTTCCAGAGTTGCGCGGTGTCTGTTCCTGAAAGCGTAAGCCCTGCGCCCTCAATCGGTGCGCATATTTCTTCTTGCGTGCCGTTGCGATCCTCTGCTATGTTTAGCGTTCCAATAACGCCTAGCGCTGGATTATCGTCTACATACTGTCCGCCAGAGCTACCTGGCGCTGTTGTTCTTTTCATACTGGAATCCTCCCTGTAATTTCAATACCTACCACGCCCACTCCACAGCGAGCGATCTGTCCATCTGTCGATGAATACGCGGTTTCACTTCTGCCAGTAATTTCGCGGCCAGTTGTACCTATTCCGCATCGTGCAACGTCTCCATCATAAACGCTTCTTGTCTGATAATTTGGCACAAGATGCAATGGAGCTGTGCGCGCGATAATCGCCTGAATCCTTGAAAAATCCCTTGCATACGGATAAAAACCTAAAACATTGTAAGTAAAAACTGTATTTTCTACTATATAAACGTTTGGGAATACGGCCTGAATTCGGCTATTTATGTAATCAATTGACTGTCCACCAATTGCCGCAATTGCTTCCGCTGCTATTTTTCGCTTTTCTTCCAGCGTTGTATCGCTAGGAACAGCAATGCCAAAAAGTTCTAGCCATTCGTCAATTGTGTTTGTTGCGGTGTACGGCAAGGCTTCATCTTGCACGGATCGCAAAAACTCTTTAGGCCGTTCTAATGAAGTGCCTAATGCTTCTAAAACTTGTTCTCCTTGACCAACAAACTTAAGCGCTCTGCCAGTTGGTAATAAACGCTTAAGCGCTGTATGCATTAAACCGGCCATATCGTAGTTCCTAGTTTTACTATTTCGCTGTTTGCCAGCGTGTATGATTGAATTGCGCCAGGTACGCCGTTAATTGTCATGCTTACGGTAATGGATCGCGCTCCAATTGCGGTCGCTTCTGCATATAAACCAGCAAGGCTTACGATATTTGTCTGAATCGCCTCATCTGAATATTGCGTAGGGAATGCGCGCTTAAGGTATGCGTCCCATGCTTCTTCAATCGCTGTTCTCATTGCTATATTATCAGGCTGTACGGCTGTAACTGTTGGTGTAATAACTCGCTCTGTCATAGCAACCGCTAAAACATTAGCACAAAGCGGTTTTCTTGACGTATCATTCAAGTAGGTTTGAACTTCTGTAAGCTTTCCAGCGTCGGGAATTCTATTAGTAGTAAGCGACTGCAGCGGATAAACTGTCACTTCACCATCGTTGGTTCTAAATGCAAACGCTTTAACGATGCCAGCGACTTCTAGCGCCCATGCGATGTAGTCAGGCGTTGCTCCGCCCTGCGGTCTTTGTTGTAAGCGCTGAATAATGCGCGATCTATAAGTTTCAAGCGTTTCTACATCTTCGCCTTCTATGACAGTACTTGCGATGGTTGCATCATTTTCAACGCCGGATATTGGAGTGACAAGTGTAACGGTCAACCAGGTTGTAATATTCGTATTTGATCCACTTGTGAGCGCTTCTATTGTAATATTTGCTACACCAGCTGCGATATCAACATCTGCTAATTGCTGATAAACAATTCCGTCACGTTGCCAGAGCGTGCCAGCCGGAATAATGGTATCATTTGCACCAGTTGCGGTGGCTGTCAGCTTTGAAGTAGTTGCTGGAGCTCGAATAATTCCATACTGCTCGCCAATTCTTGAGAGTGCTTCTGCATCGGCTGTTTGTGGAAAAATCTGTTCATAAATCCATGCACCAAAACGATACAAGAGACTAATAGCTCCAGCAAGTGCCGTCGCCAGTACGCGAAAAAACGCCTTGGGTAATGCCGGAATTGTTTGCCCGATCTTACCCTCGATGTCGGATATGATCTGATCTCGTATTTGGCTAATTGTTGGTATCGTAATCACGCTGCCCTCACTTGCATGGTCTGCCAGTTGATCTGGTATCGAACGGTGTTTGTCTGCTCTGGCTGCTCAATGGTGATAACCAGCCCAAGCATGCCGACGGCCGGAATGGTCGCCTCGACCGTCACAGACTTGGCTACGCCCTCGGTAGTCAGCCAAGCCAGCGCGTTGCGCGCGTATTCCTCGGCGGCTTGCCGCGTGGCGTTGGTGAGCGTGCGTCCGTTGATGGTCTCGAAATTACTATTTAGTTTTTCAGAGCTTGAGCTGATCGAGTTTCCCCACCAGCTCGCGCCGCCAAACAGGGATAGATAAACTGCGTTTTCGAGTCCTTCATCCATGACCGGCTGTCCGGACTCAATAAGTAGATCGGTTCCGTCTCCGGTGTCGTAAAGTTTTGGGTCTCCGTCGTAGTTCATCTCGCTCCCTCGCATACTATATCACACTGATAGACTTACGGTCAATAAAACGCTTATGCGTAACGAATGATAAAATGGATACCCACAAGTTTTCCGTGAGTAGAGTTTCCAGTACGAACTATGCCGTTTACTCCATCAGGTATCGGAGATTTTACATTACTCTTTATAGCTGGGGGTAGAGTGTTTGTAGCGTCTGCACTTAACTCTATGTAACCTCCTGCACCTCCTGCACCTCCAGCCGCAACGTTAACTTTGAAATCATGCCAGTGCCCCTGTATTTGGTCATCGTGTTTAACACCATGTGCAATTGTTTCAGTATGAGCGTAGCCCTTAGAAATACCTGAACCAGCTGGTGAAGCTCCTTTAAAATCAGGTAAATTGAAAGTAGTGCTTCCATCGCCTACTCCGTAGGCTGTCCCAATAGCCGCAAAAAGCGCTGGATATGCAGCACGTGATATAGCTTGACCGTTACAAAAAGCATAACCATTAGGTGGGGCTACTACACCAGCCCACATAATAACAGTTCCAATTGGAGCCTGACCGCTTAGGCGTGGGTCATCTGTACGAACAAGTTCAACCCAATTCTCCATTGTGGAATTTTCTCTATTGCGTATCCAAATACGCGCGTTTCTCCATGATTGAGCAATTTGAGTTGCCCAGCCTGAATTTGCATCATTATACTGATGATGAATTACAGCCTTATCTGTCTCTCCATCTTCTGTCGGAATATGAGCATTACAGTGATAAAAACCTGATACGTTAATTGTATCTGCGTCGGCACTTATTTCTTTTACTTTAAAGTTTGAAGTAGATACAGCTCCAATGTCAGCCGCCGCAAGTGCGTCGTTTCCGCCTGATGCGTGAGACGTTTTATGAGCAGAAGGCGCAAAAGACGTTGGAACGCCAGTCAGCTTTGACCATGCAAGGCTTGAGACGTAGCTTGAAACGTCTGTCAGCCAAGCCCAAGCCGTGCCAGTCCATGACAAGATGCCAGTGCTCTTACTGATCAACGGTTCTTTCCCAGATAGCGCTGTTGATGTAGCGCTGCTTATCGGCTTATCTGCGTCGCTGGTATTATCCACGTTTGCTAGACCTACATCTGATTTAGCTAAGATAACAGCGCCAGTGCGTCCAGAGACACTTTGAACTGGTGCTGCAGCAGAAGCTCTTACTGTAGTAAAATACTTATTTACTGCACCTTCTGGTACTGCATCAGTAGAACCTGGAGAAGGGCTTATTTCTATGTAAGAAGAACCCCCCCAGCGGTAAACTTTATTATTATCTTTTGTGACATAGATTTTACCTGTTTCCCCTGTTACTGGAAAAGAAGCGAAGTCTGTGTATTCTACTACGTCGTCTACGAAAGAAGGTAATTGCGAGGCAGGTACTTTACCTGTTGAGTCTAATTCAGCAATACCATTTACTTGACCTTTAGTAGCACTATCTATAGGCGTAAATCCAAGCACATCTTGTTTGCCATTAAGAGCTAACTGTAAATCTGTAATGGTTGAAATAGCTTGAGTATGTGCAAGCGGAGTTCTTGCATCGCTTAATCGTGAGTCATTGCCCTGACATACTTCTCCAGCACTAACACCAAAGTTTTTATTGAAAGCTGTTCCTTTAGAAGCAATTGTTGGCTCTTTCCCAGATAGCGCTGTTGATGTAGCGCTGCTTATCGGCTTATCTGCGTCGCTGGTATTATCCACGTTTGCTAGACCTACATCTGATTTAGCTAAGATAACAGCGCCAGTGCGTCCATTAACTGATACTACCGATCCTCCTACTGGATCAGTAATTTCTTGCACTATAGCTTCCGCCATGCCTTGAGCTGCAGAATCTGCAGGGTCTCCTACTGGAGCCGTACTAAAAATAACCTTAAATGCGTCCTTTAATCTTGATACTCCCATATCAACCTCCAGTTTTTATTGTTGTAGTTTTTGATGCACTTAAATCAAGCGTAAGTGCTGCCACTGGCGGTGATGGCGGACCAGGTGGCGCTGTAGGATGTGTATGTAACTGTAATGCGCTAACAAATCCCTGCATCGCAGTATTCAGCTCATCCCATGTAACAAAGCGCTTATTTGCGCCATTCATTTCGATGGTTCCATCTGGCTTAAGAACTACCTTACTTTTTACCGTTGCGCCATCGGCCGTAGTCGAATAGATAGCCATGCCACCTTGACCGCCAACGTCAAGCTCAATTTGATAATTCTGCACGGCAATAACTGCTCCGTATCTACTTGATCCGCCGATTAAAATACGGATGCCTCGCACTCCGTCGCCTGGAATACCAAAAACGCCAGGCGCTTGAAATACTTCTGTTGTAAGAGTCTGACCTTCAAAGCCTTCACCTTGACAGATCGCAGCCTTACCTGGAGCATTTTCTAACACGTCATATTTACCACGTACTAACCGTAGTAAAGTAGCTATTATTCCCATGGATAACTCCCTGGCATTTCACCTGAATAAGTAGCCGGTAAAACAAGCCGTAAGTCTGTTGTTCTACCTTGTGAAGCGTCCAGCGTAAGCGTTGCGCCTGCGATTATAAAAGTCGTTTCTTTCAAAATAAACGCGCTAGCTGATAACAGAGTAACTACATTACCAGGCGTCCAGATTGTACCATTTGGAGCGCGCCATCCGGTTACTTTTACTGATACGCTTACGGATCCGGCTAGAGCCATCGCTCTACGCCATTGAGCCGCTTTTTTTACGTCTTTAGCGTCTGATTCTGCCCCTACCGATACCGATGGCCTATAAACTTTCACGCCTGCATCATCGGCTGTGCCACTAATTCCAGGCGCGCCATCTTGCTGTTGTAAAACTTTATACCGGCTGAATCTGCCTGCGCCATTGTAAGTAGCACTAGCGCTCATAAAACCGCTGTATCCTTCAAGAAGTGAAGCGATAGGCGCGGCGCCTGGTTGTATTTTGGTAATTACTAAATTTCCCTTAACGTTCGAGGTTAAGAGTAATCCAGAATCTTGTGCAATTTTATTTAAGAACTCAAAAACTACCTGTCCAGGATCTGCCTTTGCGTCTTTTAATGCCTTGCTCGCTTCTGCAATGGTTGACGCGGTAGTAGCGGTTTTTAATGATGGACCTAAAACTCCTAAAGCTTCAATTCCAAAAGGCTTGCTTAATTTTTGCGCAATTGTTAAAAGCGATAATCCTGCAAATTGGAAGCCTTGACCATCGATTGCGCAATCAACTAAAACTCCTGTCTTGCTGCGACCCTGAACATTTATAACTCGATCGCTTTCAGTAATACTCGGTGCTACTGATTCGATAGTGCCAGTCAATACCAGTTCACCATCAATATTTACTGTTGCGGCTTGATATCCAAATGGCTTAAACGCGGATTTTACTTGTGGATTATTCGGATCAAATGCTCCAGACAAACTGAACGCATCTGCTACACTGTCGAGGCTGCGCGTTATTGTCAGCGCTTCCCATCCGGTGTATTCAGTGCCATTTATAGTAAGTCCTACAATATCAGGCATAGTAAACCACCTCTCGGCCGGCTGGAATTAAAAGAATTTCGTTTCCGCATAAACAGTTTGTACGAATAAAATCATCAAGTACGGTATCAATATCGGTTAATGCATCGCCGTAAAACTCTGCGATCAGGTCAAGCGGTGTTCGCTCTGATGCCATCGTAACGCGTCGCTCTGATTTGAGGCTGTATGAACGCTCTAGTATCGATGCGCGCGCTGTTGCCATCGCATTTACTAACGCGGCCAGCGTTTCGGGATTCGCTCTAAAGCCAGATATTGCAGCTTCATTATTTTCAATAGCCTGTTGTACGAGCGTCGATATATCAGCCATAGAGTTAGCAATAGATACAGCGTCTCCCCTTGTGGCAATTGTTCCAATTGTAGTCGCTACCGATGCGCCAGCGAATGCATAAAACAACGCTTCACATGAGGTTAGTGCTTGAGTATATGATTCAGGTACAGAGAGCGCTAAATTAGTAATTTGCTCATGGTATGCGTCGATTT